ATACTTTGTTTTCATTCAGCCGAACAGCCAAAAGGTCTGGGTAACTGCGCTGCTGGAAGGAACCGATATTAACCCGTTGGATTTTGCCAGCGCAGAAGGATCGCCAGATAATCTAGTTAGTTCAATTGTTGACCACCGCGAAGTGTGGCTGTTTGGGACCAACTCGGTTGAGGTCTGGTACGACGCCGGCAACGCAGACTTCCCGCTACAACGCATTCAAGGCGCTTATAACGAAATCGGTTGCGCTGCAACATTTTCGGTTGCCAAACTGGACAATGGTTTGTTTTGGTTGGGCGCTGACGCTCGCGGGCAAGGCATCGTCTACCGCGCCAACGGCTACACAGGCCAGCGAATCAGCACCCACGCGATTGAATACGCGATTGCTCAGTACCCGATCATCAGCGATGCGGTTGCGTACACATACCAGCAAGAAGGCCACGCGTTCTACGTCCTGACGTTCCCATCGGCCAACGCCACTTGGGTGTACGACGTATCTACACAGGCGTGGCATGAGCGAGCGGCGTTCTCTAACGGTCTGTTCTTGCGGCACCGCAGCAATTGTCAGATGGCGTTTAACAGCGAGATTGTCGTTGGCGACTTTGAAAACGGCAACCTGTACGCGTTTGACCTAGACGTTTACGCTGACAACGGCAGCGCCCAAAAGTGGTTGCGATCTTGGCGGGCGCTCCCAAGCGGGCAGAACAACCTGACCCGCACCGCGCACCATAGTCTGCAATTAGATTGCGAGTCTGGCGTTGGAATTAACAACGTAGGCGGTACTGACCCAACGTATCTACTGACCGAATCTGGGTTGTTTATTACAACCGAAAGTGGCGATTATTTGGTTAGCGTTGCAGAAGGCGCACCAACGGTTGGATCAGATCCGCAAGTTATGCTGCGCTGGTCGGACGATGGCGGTCACACTTGGTCAAACGAACATTGGGCCACGCTTGGCAAGATAGGCGTTTATCAGCAGCGCGTGTTTTGGCGTCGCCTTGGCATGACGCTCAAATTGCGCGACCGGGTGTACGAACTGTCCGGAACCGATCCAGTCAAGATTGCCATCATGGGGGCTGAACTCCACGCTAGCGGGACGTCTTCGTAATGCCCGTTATCAATAACATCACGCAGATCCCTGCGCCTCGGGTTGATTTTATTGACCAGCGCACAGGGCTAATGTCGCGTGAATGGTATCGGTTCTTTTTGAACCTGTTTACGCTGACCGGATCTGGCGCAAACAACACTGCAATTGAAGATTTCAATTACGATCCGATTGGGTCGCAAGTAACTGAACTCTACAGCATGGTCAACACGCTGGAACTCGGGCCGGTTGGTCAGCCCGCGTTTGATAGCGGAGTTGTCCAGGTCAACACCGGAACGGGTCTAACGGGCGGTCCAATCGTTTCAAGCGGAACGATTAGCATTGACAACACCGTTGTAACGCTAACAGGTACACAAACGCTGACAAACAAGACCATCAGCGGTCTTGCCAGCGGGTCAACGATCAAAGATAGCGCCGGCAATCTGTACGGGTTTGGCTTTCGGACCATGCCGCAATCAAGCAACACCAGCGGAACGTTAGTATTGTCCGATAGCGCCAAGCATCTTTACCTGACCGGCAACGTTACGGTCCCGCCCTACAGCAGCGTGGCATTTGATACGGGTACGGTTATCAGCGTGGTGAGTAACGCCACGGCGCTGGTCATCCAAGCCGGATCGGGCGTCACGCTCAAACTAGCTAACTCAACGTCTACCGGCAACCGATCTGTCGCGTCTAACGGTGTCGCCACCATGATCAAGGTCGCAACCGACACTTGGTACGTTTTCGGTCTGGGTGTGACATGAGTGGCTTTCTGGGGATGTTTACCTATGGCGGTGCTAATACGCCCTCAGAATACATCGCCTATTCCACGGCGATCGTCGGACGCCGGGTGTCTGCATACCCTTGGTCTGATGCGTCTGGGTTTGGCACAATCTTCAGCACCACCGCGTCTATCAACGCGCTAACCAACGAAGCATCGCGGGTGTCTTTTACTAAGGACAACTCGCTGTTTAGTTTCAGCAACACGACCGGCGCGTTTGTCCACGTTTGGCCGTGGTCATCGTCTGGATTTGGGACCAAGTATGGCAACCCATCTAGCGCATTATCGCCAACCGGCGCTGGCACATCCGGCCACACTTGGACGCCGGCAACAGATGCGTTTTTGACCATTAACATCGCATCTCCCAACAGCGCCCCGCAAGCCTGGGCGTGGTCTGGTGGCTTTGGCAGCAAGTATTCCAACGGGTCAAACGTAGCCGGTTTAGGTGCTGGCATCAGCATGAACGCTGCCGGAACGCAGGTTGTTGTATCCCACGCCGGTAGTCCGTACATTTCCATGTACCCGTGGTCCGGTGGGTTTGGCACCAAATACAGCAACCCAGCTACGCTACCAACTGGCGCGCCTACTTCGGGTGCCGGACCTCCAAACGGTATAAACGTAGGTTTTAACCCAGTAACCAACGACGTAGCCATTGGTTATACCGTGTCTCCGTACATCACTGCGTACCCGGTGACTAGCGGCGGGTTTGGCACCAAATACGCTGACCCGTCTTCGCTGCCGGTAGGCACAACGGACTCGCTAAAGTTTGCCTCAACCGGCACGTTGTTGGGCGCGGGTTCTGCTGCGTCGCCTTACATCACGGTTTGGAACTGGTCATCTGGCTTTGGGTCCAAGTATTCCAACCCGGCTACGTTGCCATCAACAGCGACAACCTCAATGGATTGGTCAAGCACTGCTGATAGTATTGTGACGGCAGGCAACACAACGACCCCGTATACCTCCGCTTATCCTTGGTCTGGTGGATTTGGAACCAAGTATTCAAACCCCGCAACGCTTCCTATTACCGCCTTGGCCGTGGCCTTCTCTAACCAATCAAGATGATTACTAACGACGAAAAACTAGCCTCGGCGATCATGAACGCCTATTACCGCGAGATGGAAATCCACGCGTATCAGGTGAACATTGAGAACTATTCTGCTATGCTACTTGCGTTGCCATCTGAAGATTGGCCGCAAGATTGGGTAGCGTTCAAGGGCGTTAAAGTCGAGGAATTGCCGCATTCGTTGTCTGATGACGATGCCCAGGCAATTAGCGACTACCAGTATCGTGACCGTCTGCGTTCGCTGGTCAGGACCGAGAAGGCAGAGCAAAGTAAGTCTATCAGGATTAGGGACGTTCTCAAGGCTCAGATCGGCGACAACTACGAAGCGCTGGTTTTGGCTTACAAGGCAGCGCAACCATGACTGTAACCGTAAAAGTCTTGATTCCGGCGAAGTTGGCTGAACCCAACCAGACCACGCAATACACCGCCAACGGTGTCGTGACGCTAATTGACAAGTTCACGGCGACTAACTTTAGCGCATCGGCGGCGACAATCAGCGTCAACTTAGTCACGGCAGCAGACGCGGCGGGCAATCAGAACCTGATCGTCAAGACCAAGACGCTACAACCGTCAGAAACGTATACCTTTCCTGAGATTACTGGCGCGGCGCTTGGGCCTAGCGGCTTTATCAGCACCATCGCGGGGACGGCTTCAGCGATTAACATCCGGGCTAACGGGCGGGAGATTACATAATGGACTTAACGGTTCAGAACGACCCCGCCAAAGTAAAATTTCGGCAAGACATTTTGATTGTTCAAAATGGTCTGCAAGAACTAATCGACGCCGGTCATGTTGAGTCGGCTGCGGAACAATGTACGCTAAAGCACTACTTCACACCTAAAGACGAAAAGTACGGGTGCTGCACTTACGCCAGAGAAATTTTTCTACCCAAAGGCAGCGTCGTCATCGGTAAGATTCACCGACACCAGCATTTGAACTTTATCAGCAAAGGTAAAGTAAAAGTCATAACTGAGTTTGGTGAAAAGTATCTTGAAGCGCCGTGTACGTTTGTCTCCGAAGTAGGCCTAAAGCGCGCCGTGTACGTTGAAGAAGATACCGTTTGGACTACGGTTCATTTGACTCAGTTTGATAACGAAGCGGAACTCGGTCAAATTGAACAAGAAGTGATCTCCCCTACTTATGAAGAAATGGGGTTGATTGGCTCAACTGAAAAATTGTTGGAAGGGGAAAAATCATGACTTGGGTAGCAACTGCGGTTGTTGGTAGCGCGGTAGTCGGCGGTGTTGTATCTTCTAACGCAGCTAGAAGTGCGGCCAATACACAAGCTGACGCGACTAAAGCCGCGCAAGATGCCCAAGAGCGGATGTATGAGAAGCAAGTTCAGCTAAACGAACCGTTTAGGTTAGCTGGTGTTGCGACTAATAATCGTTTGATGGAGTTGTTGGGGATTAGATCCCCAACCGTCGCAGCGGGCGGCACACCTTCAGAATTTGTAACCGATCCAAACTCACCTGACTTTGGTAAATACGCGCGCGATTTTAGTGCTGCGGATTTTACAACTGACCCAGGGTACGCTTTTCGGTTGTCTGAAGGTATGAAAGCACTTGATCGCACCGCTGCTTCGCGCGGCGGCTTGTTGTCTGGCGCTACTCTTAAAGGTGCGGAACGCTACAATCAAGGGTTGGCATCCGATGAATACCAAAGAGCGTATGAACGCTATAACACCAACCGCGCCAACCAATTAAACCCGCTGTTGGGTTACGCCAGCGGCCCTGGTATGTCGGCCACTTCCGCTTCGTCTACCGCAGCGCAAAATTTTGGTACGCAGACTGGTCAAAATTTGCAAGACATTGGGACCGCTCGGGCGTCTGGTTATCTTGGGTCGGGTAATGCATTGTCTGGCGCGCTTAGCACCGCCGGGAATGCGTATTTGTACAACAACCGTACAAACGCGCTGGCTAATACATACAACGTGCTACCCGGCGGCGTTGGACGTCCATACTAAGAGGTAATCATGGCACTTCGACCTCTTGACCCGTCAATCGTCAATTTCTATCAGCCGCCTAAGATCAATATGCCAGATCCTTTGCAGGATGTGGCCGCGCTTGAGCAGATCAAGTCTGGGCGCGTATCGCGGCAGTTGCACGAACAGCAGTTAGCGCAACTTCAACGAGACAGCGCATCGTTAGATAAAATGAAAGAAGTGCTTGCATCAAAAGGTCAATCTACTGATCTTGACGCTGCTGCGGAAGCAATGATTGGTACTGGCATTCCTCACGTTATGGATGTCGGATTCAAGATAAAACAAAAGCGGGATTTTCAAAAGAATTTTGAACTTGCAATGGGCGGCGCAGCGCCGCCGCCCGCACAACCTGCGCCTGTGGCGACTACCGCGCCTGTGCAGGGGCCGGTCATGTCAGTAGAAAATTTGAGCGGCGGCGGTACGGGCGTTAAAGTACGACCGTTGTTGCCGGAAACATCACCCGCAACTACAAATGCGCTTACCCCATCTGGATTTCCGACTAATTTTGGCGATAACGTACTTGGGCAAATTAATGAACTTGAGCGCCAGCGAAAAGGTTTAATTATGCTGGCGGCAGAGAATCCGCAAATTACGCCTATGGTTGCGGAACTGTCGCGTCAAATTGCTAAATTGCGTGAGCCTCAAACATTTAGCCCCGGCCAAACAGTTTATGTGCCGGGGCAAGCGCCATTTACGTTGCCATCGGCAGAACGCGCGCCAACAGAGTTAAGCCGAGGCGGGACGTTAGTTAACGCAAAAGGCGAAGTAGTCGCGCGGGGTATGGCCCCAGAAGCACCCGCACCAACAATTACAGAAATTAGAAACCCACAAAATCCTGATGAACTAATTCGGGTTGACGCGCGCACGGGGCGTGTTATTGGTGTGTCAGGTAAAGAACCTGCCGCCGCCGCACGGGAAGCCAAAGCTGCTACTGGCAAAGCTGAACTATCGTCAGAACTGGATAACATTCGCGCGGCGTATAACAATCTTAACGAAATGCGCGCCATCCCAAGCACAGGCCGCAACGTGCTGTCTAACATCGCCGCCGGAACTGCCGCATCCGGCGTAGG